CAAAATGATAAAATCTACTTTAAGGATACCAACACCAGTAGAGCTTGAATAGGTTAATGTAGCTCTAGGTGTTTTATCTGTTTCATTTTCTCCTTCTTTTACAGTATCTTTTTTAACGAAAGTACCTCTATACACAGTGATATCAGTTGATTTTTGCTCCTGAGTTTTAATCAAGTCTTCAACTTCTTTTTTAGTGTAAGTATCTTCCTTTTTGTAAAACTTGTTTAAAGCATCATCAATATTTACATCATAAGTAGTTACATTACCTTCAGTAGTTGGTGTAGCTGTAACACCTTCAGAAGTTGAAGTAACCTTTGTGATTGTATCATTGTCAGCTTTACCTTCTAAGGCTGTTACACGCCCTTTAAGAGCTGTATCATCATAGATGGTATCTTTGTCCACCTTGTTCTCTAAAGCCTTAATACGAGTATCAGAGTCAGTCTTAACTGAACTTACTTCATGAAGTATATCAGCTAGTGAACTTCCTAAGCTATTGATCTCTTCCTTAAGCTCATGATCATCATATGCAGTACCACTAGGAAGTGTGACTGAATTACCATCTGAAATAGATAGTTTATTTCCTGCTAAAGACAACTCTTGCTTAGGATGTCTATAATTGATATTATTGACACCATTAAGCACAATGTTGTCACCATCAATAGAAACTACTTTAAACATACCAGTATTGAATACTTTATTATCCCAATAATGGTCTACTACTGTATCTCCTACTTTAATAGTATCTGCATTTACAAGCTCATCTCTTGTGATCCTTATATCTTGTTCACTACCTATACCTATAATATCTCCTTTAGCAAAAAATAGATTTGCTTCATGAGGAGGTTCAGGCTTATCTTCAAGTGCTTTAACTCTAGCCTTTAATGCAGTATCATCATAGATAGTATCTTTATCAGCAGGTAACTCAATAGAATTACCCCCTGAGATACTAATAGTATGATCATTTATAGAAAGAGTTTGATTATCCTTATCAGGTTTATCTTCTAAGTCCTTTACTCTTTGTTTAAGAGCAGTGTCATCATACACAGTGTCTTTGTCAGGCTTATTCTCTAGAGCTTCAATTTTAGCTCTTAAGGCAGAGTCATCATAAGCTAAAGCTACAGTGTCCTTATCTTCAAACTCAACTTCACCAGAAGTTCCATCAACCCTAGTATAAGTGAGTTTTACCTTGTTGCCATCTCTAGACACAGTAACTTCACTTACAAAATTATCTGTCTTACCCTCTAGGGCTTTAATACGATTGAGTACTTCTGTATCATCATAAGTAGCTCCACCACCCTTGTTACATAGACAGCTTGCATCAATAGTTACCTTTACCATTTTCCTTTTCCTCTTCTATGTGTTTTCTCATCTTCTCATTAAGTCCATGAATGTAATGATTACCATTAAGATCATTAAAGTATTCTTTCACAAGAGGCTCAGTCATATCCCATTTCTCTTGCCAAGAAAACTCAGTTGAGTTATAAATATTAAGATACTCAGAGCGTAAACTTGAACGCTTAGCACCCTTAGATAACTCAATAAGCTGGTTTCTCTTGTGATTAAGCCAAGCAACACCACAACCGCAAGCTGTAGTCACAAAGAGGGTGATTCCTGAGATTACAGCTTGGTTTTCTAGGAGTTTTACAATTAATCTATCCATGCTACCTCCTATAGTGTATCAATCACTGAAGTAGTTGCAAGTTCATAGAGTTTCATAGTAGAACCATTTCTTTTCACTAGATCTATATCAAGTCTGAAAGCAGAATGGAACTTAGTCCTATTTACACCTATGTGATCTCCTACATTGAGTAACGGTACTAGATTAACCTCAACTTTGGTTACTCTATCACCAAGTACTTTTTTAATCTCTTCACTGAAAACTTCTGACTGTTTTTCAAGTTCTTCAGGTGTAATAGGTTTTCCATTATTACCTACTAATGCACCTATATTACCATCATTTGTTGGAGTAATATTACCATAGTAAAACTCATAATTATCAGTAAGTTCTTTAATTTCTAAATCAGATGTGTCTGGTGCTTGAGATTTAGCTAATGGGATATTGGGGTTTATTACTGGTCTAGAAGGTTCACCATCTACATATATAATTTGTTTAGGTAGTTCTAATGTCTTCTTCTCACCAGTAGGAAGGGTTATATTAACCACCAAAGTTGCTGTTTCAAGCTCATTTTCACTATCTAGTTTTTCCTTAAGATAGATATTATCAATAGTGAAAATGTCTTTATAAGTTAGATAATTACTTGATGGATACGTATTCATAAGACAAGAATTTAACCCATTTTCTGTATCTTCTTTAAGATACATAGCTCTATAAGGGTTACCTTTTACTACATAGAAAGTATTAAGAGTGGTACACTTAAATAGATCAGTGACCTCTTTAGGAATATCACTAGTATTATTGTTCTCAGTTGGAGTTTCTGAAGTACTTGGTGAGCTAGATTCACTAGTACTTGTAGATGTAGTTGTTGATCCAGATACATTTTCAGATGTTGACATAGAAGTGGTTGTACTTTCTGGAGTAGATTCACTTACTGATGTAGATGTATCTTCTGAATATGGAGGGTGATCATCTAAATAGCTTATATTTAACACACCTGCATTATGACTAATTTTTTTACCTGATGGCGTTGTAACTTCAATTACTATACTGTTCCTATATTGAAAATTATCTCCAACATTATCCTGGTTGTTTACCAAAATATTTACAGTATAGCCTTTACCTAATTTATTTTCAAGGTTAGTTTTATTAGTCGTCTTAAAAGTATCTATTGTAGCCTCATCAGGGACTTTTAATACTCTATTTATATAATCTGATACCAAAATCTCAGGTATATTTTCAAGACGGTTATTACCTAATACTTCATTAGTATGAGCTTCCTCATCTACAGTATTAGGAATTTCTTCTTCTTTTTTCTTCCCTCCACAAGTGATCTCAATGTCTAATTCATCACACTTGGACTCTAGCATTTCACAAGTGGCTTTAGGTATAGGGCTAAAACCCTCATAAGTTGGATAGATAACTCCACAGAGTTTATCTTCTTCAGCCAATTTATAGACCATATCTTCTCCTATCTTACATAAACATCAATAGATGTCTTCTCATTAGTCAAGTAGGCTTTACCTTTAAATCCAAAAGGGGTGTCATATAGTCTACCTTTTACATCTCCCCAGGAGGAAGGTACAGAAAGGATAATATGACCATCTTGGTCTGAAAGGAAGCCATAAGCATTATAGCTTTTATTCACATTAACACTTGTAGGGAAGTTGTTACCTGAGGAGTATGTCCACTCATAACCACTATATTCTACCCTACCTAGTGATATAAATTGAGCCAAAGTGTAGATCTGTTGAGTTCCTGACTGATCTAGACCATCACTAGTCTTATCTGAGAACTTATCATAGCCATTAGCCTTCTCAACTTCTTTCTTACCTGGCTCTTTATCTTGCTTAGAGTACTCAGTTTTCTCTTTTACAGCAGATTTAGGAAGGTAGCCAACAGTACCATTGTACTTATCATATATAAGCCATTCACCACTGATCTTACCTGTAACCTTGTTACATTTATAAAAGGTATCAAGCACAGTGTTGTCACCATTACCCTTAATACCTTCAACCTTGTCCACTACAATCTCATAGAAAATTCTTTGTACTCCACCACTCTTCTTAGTCTTGCCTGAGTTAGCACTAGTGCCACTAGATCCATCAGGAGTATAGTTATCCTGACCTCTAATTCTCACAATTCTAAGAATAGTTGCTCCATATCCTGTGATTGTTCTTGTATGCTCAATCACATGAGTGATACCATTGAAGTTTTGCTCAATAACTCTAGCATTATTTACACCACCTCCACCATACACAAGAGTGTGTCCATAAGGTGTGCTTGGTTCATTGGTAGAAATGATATCACCTACTTTGAGTTGGGATTCATTTGAGTAAGGAATAACATCAGCAAAGCTACTGACATCATTACCTATACCAATTTGATTACCATTACCTAGGAGTGATCCACCAAACTGTTGAGCTACCCAATTCACAAGGTCTACACATTGATAAGGCTGTCCAGGAGGGAATCCATCAACATCAATGGATTGTCCTACCACACGCTGTGCAACTTGGTAAGCATTTGTCATATCAATTATACCTCAATCTTATCCTTCAGTAAACTTGAGCACAACCCTGTTATGTAGGAGAAGTCATAGCTAAACTCCTCATTATCTAGGGTGATAATATTGTCTTTTTTACGACAAAAGATAGAGTATTTTTCCAGTGTAAGCTCTAGATAATCACTGTCCATCCACTCCTTAGCTCCTCCATAGTCATGGTTCTTATAAACCTGTCTAAAGAAGTATTCCACAGCAGATTCCACAAGGATTCTATTTCTCATACGTTTCACAAGAAACTTTTTACTCTCCATAATACTCCATCTCTCTTTCAATCTCTTTCAGGGCATACTCAACCCTCTGAATATCACTTTTAAGGATCTCATTTTGGATCACACTTTGATAATCAGTAGGGTGAGATGCTAAGTGCTCTTCAAGGTTAAACTGTTTAGCTTCCATGCTGTGTAGCTGGGCAAGCTTATTCTTATATTTATTGTATAGTCTTGATACTATAATGTTCATCTTTACTCCTAGTTAATGTGACTGAACTTAAGAAAGTTCCTAAGTGTAATATGTGCTTCTCCTAGTGCATACACAGTAAATATCTTCTCACCAGCACTGAATAAAGCACTTCTCTGAGCATCATTTAGATACCAAGCAGAATACATTAGGTCATAACCTTCCATTGGGTTACTATTAGGGAATATACCTTCTCCACTAGCATCATCACCAATCCAATTACATCCCCACTGTCTCCTAAATATTTCAGTCAATTCTATCTCAGACTGCTCTCCTGTAGCTTCATTCTTAGCACTTACAACTAAGTGGACATCAGATAAAGGCATTGTTTTCTTTCCATCACACTGTGACACATCCATCTTAATGATGAACTTTAAGAACCATCTTTGGAATCTATCCAAGTCACTAGGCACAAGAACTCTAAACTGAGCAGATCCTTTAGTTCTATCAATCACAACAGTGCCACTTGGAGATTCATTCTTCTCCTTAGGTGATTCATCCTTGCTCTCAAGGGCTTTCTTAACCACTTCAAAGTACTTGTTAGCTCCATCAATACGCTCTTGGAGGGCATTTCCTTCAACACCACCCCAATCCTTTAGGAAACGAGCAGTAAGCTGTGCAATATCACCATCACTAGAGGCAACCTCTTTAACCACATTCTTCAGTGTCTCTTCACTCATCATGAAAGCTACTTGTGTGTTGAAAGTAAAGATGCTACTGTTTCTAGCTCTAGCAAACTCATAAAGAGCCTTAGATCTTGGACCTGTCCACTGACCTAAACCTAGACCAATCCAGTGTTTACCACCTACATTGTACCCAGGTTCATTAAGTGGATCTTTATAGAGAGAAGCAAAAGCTTGCCATGAACCCATTAGATTTTCAGCTGTAGGTTCTTGTGCTACCTTATCATATTGATGCCCTGTAGAGGAGTCAGCTTCATATCTTCTAGCAGTAACATTAGACTCTCTCACAAAGTATCCAATAATAGCAGATACTCCTTGTGCTTTAGCCTCAGGAATTTCTTTCTTGATAGCTCTAGCAAAGGTTTTTACCCTTGTTTCAATATCATTACTCTCAGATCCTTCAATACTATCATCTGAGTAAGGAGCACAGGAAGAAGCAGTAGAAAGGGAATCCACATAGTCAAGAGCATAGAGGTCAGTTACCCCTCCTCTACGCTGTTTAGACTGTTGAATTACCCTAGATTTAGTTCTACTAACAGTATTTACTAATTTATTTAGATAATCTACCATTTCTCCTCCTACTGATTAACAATGATATCTCTATCACTGTATAGATATTTAGACAACTCTAGTTGCTGTAAGTGGTTACTTCCTACCTGGTAAAGGTCAGTAATTTTAGTCACAAAGAACCAGTTACTTTCCTTCAATACCTTCTCATAGTACTTAGAACAAGCTGTAAGCTCCCAAACTCCTGCATTAAGGGTAAACAATACCCTATCTCCTGCCTGTACTGTATGCTTCTTCAGAGGCTCTACAGTCATTGTATAGACTATCTTCCTACGTGAGTTCTTAAGTCTTCTAATAGCTGTTCTATAGAGCTGTTCTGTGGCTCTCAGTCTATCAGCATCTGTGATCTCTTTATTATCTTCTGCGATTGATTGGGTGTCATTATCAGTAACTGTTCCCCAATAAAGCTCTCCTGCTTCTAAGGCAATACCTTCTTCATCAAGGATAGCAAACTCATCACCAATAATCTCAGGAGCAAACACAGGAAGTTGTGGATAGTCATAAGACCGTTGTGAGTTTACCTTATTACCTGTCTTAATCACAGGGAATCCTTCAAGCATAAACTTAGGATTGTAGAAAATGTCTCTAAGGGTTAATGAACTAGCCCCTGAGTCTGACTTATCTGACATAGCTACAGCAATGTTTATAGTATCCTCATAATTCTCTGAGATGTTATCTAAAGACACAAGGTAGTTGTACTCATTGATAAGTACATCTCTCTTGATACCAAAGATACCAAACTCAATCAGGTAAGGATCATAGCGATTTACTCTCCAATAGAGGGAAGTAGTCTTCTCACACACTTTTGTAAGGAACTCTAAGAAGGGCTCTCTTGAGAACTCATACTCAATCAAGTTCTTTTCAGCATAGTCATCTACATACTTAATCTTGAAGTCATTTAAGAGATCATCCTTGTGCTGTTCATTTGACCAGTAGCCCATAGCTTGCTCTACAGCAGATACTACAGATCTAGCTTTCACAGTAACATTAGTAGGAAGGGTTCTCTTACCCAACCTACCTATTACATGTGAAGTCTGAACTGTAACTGTGCTATTTTGATAGTCACTTGACTTGTCTCCTACATAACCTTCATACTTCCAGTCATCTGTCTGGACTACAATGTGTGTATTACCACTGAGTAGCTTGGAATATTTTAAGGGTAAGGTCAAGGTGATAGCAGGCACTTCCATTAAGGCAAACTGTACTTGAATATCATTAAGGAAGTCATCCTTAGGTATAATTACTGACTTCCTTCCTGAAGCCTCACTATTAATAATATAACCAATCATACTGTTACACTCTCATAATCTATATAAATACAAGCAGTATCACTTTCTACACCACTTACTGACACAGTGTTGAGTCCTTTCTTGATGTAAGGTAACTCAGCACATAGCTTGAGCACAGAAAGTGAAATATCCTGATAGTTGAACTCAAGACATTCCCAAGACTTAGCATACTTAAGCTCACCTTTATAGTTAGCTGTAAGCACTCCTGAGTACTCACCTTTAATCTTGAAGTCAATATCATTGATCCTTACAATAGGATCTTTGAAGTCTCCTTCAATAGCAATACTCCACTTGTGACTGTCTAGCACTGTAGTAGATAAGAACTCTCCTGTGAGGACTTCATTCACACAAGTGTCACAGATAGCATGCTTATACATACACTGTAAGCCTTTACCATCTTTTTTACACTTAGAGCAGTTGTAGACTACTCTCCACTTAGAGTTACATTCCTCAAAGAAGTCATTCATGAACTCTACATTGGTTTGTGCTGTACAAAGATCAATCATTCCATCCATCTCACAGCAATCACTCTCACAACACTCACAGTAGTTATTACAGTTAGGTAGACCATTACAGCAGTGTCTTGACTTACCTAAGCAACTAGCTTTCATGTCAAGGAAGTCACAGTTGTCATAAGGCTCTAGGAATGTCTTATCCTCATCAGCCTTATACCATACACCATCAGGGTTATCAAACTCTACCTTAAACACAAGGTAGTCATCATCTGTGAGTACCCACTGTTTATTGTTCTGAATACTTGTGACATAAGCATTACACCACACAAGCTGTAGACCTGTTTGTACAGCCCACAGCTTTCCTGGTGTCATTAATTGCTCCATGATGAAGTCATAGTGAGCTTGTACATGCTCTTCTGACCAGTCATGTGTCTTAAGTGCTATCTGTAATGAGATTGTGTTAGAGTCCACAAGAGACATCTTACTAGTGTTACCAACATAAGACCCATTAGTAAAAGTGCGTGAGGTTTTATTCTCACGCAAACTAATACTTTCTGTCTGCTCATCAATAGATTTTCTACCAAGGAACACTAGGTCATTAAATTGGATGTAGCGTTTAGGTTGGGTGAAGTTTTCATCACATCTAAACATTAAACATACCTCATCAATCTGTCAATTCCGAACAACCCATTTAGATACTGAGATTTGTTGTCAATATTTTGACTGATCTTAGCATTATTTGTGTTGTATACATTATTAATTATAGTCTGTCCTGAGTTACTTTGCAAGGCTTTATTACCATATTTGTTGAGATTATTTAGGAAGTCTAGTCCTAGACTTTCAACAGCTTTCTTCCTCAAGACATACTCACCAGGAGTAAGCATTGCAGGCACAGTGTCAGTACCTTTTGGAGTCCATTTAATACCTACAGCATCACCATCAGAGTGGTACTCAGGAATTAATCCTCCTTTGGATCTAAATGAACCACCTACAACAACACCTATACCTCTTCTAGTAAAACTTCCAACAGATTTAGGTGTAGAATTAAAGATCTTATTGATAGCATTAGCAACACTGTTTGCAAAAGAACTAAGAGCACCTTCAACTTTACTAGCTTCTGCTTTGATATTAGATGTATCAACATTGCTAGGGTCATTACCACTAACTTTGTCTTTAGCCTCTTTGATCTTACCTGTGGTCTTGTCAACTTTAGTATTAAGCTCTTGCACAAGGGCTTGTCCTTCAGGAGTAAGCTTAGATACATCTACAAGGTCAATAGGGATTCCTTTAAGGAGTTCATTAGCTTTTTCTAACTTAATCTCACCTTTAGACTTCAACTCACCTATAACATTATAGAAGTTATTAGCAGAAAGTTTGAGTGAACTAAGATCCTCTTCACTAAGAGCACCTTTATCATCAGCTACCTCTTGGATAGCCTTTTCAATGGTCTCACCATCCTTAAGTACTTTGTCAATTACTTTTTGTCTAAGTTTTTGATCAATAATACCTATTTTCTCTAGGATAGTATTAAACTCTTTAGTGTCAGCTTTATAAATAAAATTGTCAGTCAATCTAGAACCTGTTAGCATCTTAAGATCTTGGATAAGATCATCAACATTCTTACCTGCAACTTCATTGATTTTCTCTTTTGTAGCTTTTGATGCCTGTTGAAGTTTATACTGAATAATTTTGGAGTTAGCATCATCTAATGCTTTACCAGCAGTAGTGACACTAATAAGTTCCTCAAGGTTTAGGTTAGAACCTTCTTCTGTGAATGACTTCAAAAGATTCTTCCAAACCTCGCTCTTTGTACTATTGACAACTTTATTAAGCTCTTTCACAGCTTCAGCATATACTTCATCATTACTTCTAGAGTTTGCTGTAGCAGATTTCTGAAGTTCCCTAGCCCAACTATAGAGATCTTCCTTAGAAGCATTAATAACCTTCTCTTCACTAGCTCCCATGTTCATTAAGACTTTCTGAATAGCAGAATCTTGATCTTCCTTACTACTGAAATTCTTACCAGCTAAAGCATAGTCTAGCTGTTCCTTAACTTCAGCAATCTTCTTGAATGGAATCTCAGGAATCTTCTGAGTAGCAATTCCAAGAGCATTGAAGGCATCCGTGAAGTTCTTAGAAGAAGCTTCTTGTCTCTTGAACTCAGTATCAGAGAGAGTTTGAATAGTTGCAACAGTACCATCTGTAGAGTTTTTAAGCTCTACATATTTTTGACCCCAAGAGCCATATAAAGCCTGTAATGACTTCATAAGTTCAAGGTCAGTCACACCAAGTTCTTCTTTCCACTGTGCCCAAGTTTTCTCTTGACCACCAATATTAACACTGTACTTATCAACATCATTAGGAAGGTACTCAGTAGCAAGTCCAAGGTTAGAACCACCTTTACTTAAGTCACCACCAAACTTACCAGCATTACCTGTCACAAGAGCGAGTGAATTAGCAATATCAGACTGTGCAGAGGAGTCATTGGTAACTGATCTGTAGAAGTTCCTCATGAGGTCTCCATACTGTTTAGCCTCTTGTTTAAGAGCCTGTACTCTAGCCTCTCTGGCTACCTTGTCTTGTTCTTCTTTTTGCTTCTTAGCTTCAGCTTCAAGCTTGGCTTGTTCTTTCTTAGCTTGGTTTTCAGCATCATTAGTGAACAATCCTTGAATAAGTCCTACAAAACCACCAATACCAGCACCGAGAGCTGTACCAATAGGAGTGAACATAGATCCAATACCAGCACCAGCTAAAGCTCCTGAAGCAGTACTTGTGATCACAGTAGAAGCCTGTTTCATTCCTGAAGAGAGCTTACTACTTTGAACAGCATTATTAATACCATCTAGTGCAATTCCACCAAACATTGTACCAATAGCTAGTCCTGATGTCTTAAGTGCTTGACCTAAGTTACCAGCCTTATCAAAACCTGCCCCAATAGCTTGTCTGAATGTACCACCATTGGCTCTAACATTCTTATAGGCTTGAGCAGAATCTTTAAAGACTTTGCTTAGCTTAAGCTGTTCTTTAGTGTTGTTTCTAGCTTGTAAAGCTAGTCCTGCATAGTAGCTTCCATTCACAGGGTCATCTGCAAGGAAGGCTCTCTGACTCTTCTTAGAGTAGTACTTATCAGCTCTTCTGTTAATGAACCCTGAGAAGAGTCCACCACCAGCAAGGAGACTTTGACCACCTGTAAGTCCACCAGCTACCCCTTGCTTAACCTTTCCTGGAAGAGCAAAGTTGCTTAGTTGACCAAGGCTATTAACAGTAGTACCAATGAATGACACAATGTTAGACACAAGAGATGTAGCCTTACCAATGAGTGAACCAATGATGAGGTATTTACCTACATGACCAAGAACTTCAGCCACTTTAGCAAACATCTCTACCATTACAGTAAGAGTACTTAGGATCTTTTCAAAGCCTTTTTGAAGGTTTCCTCCACCAAAGGACTTGATAACATTCTCAATAGCTGTCACAACAGCTTTAACAAAGTTTGAGAGTGCTTTAAAGAATCTAACACCTGTGTCAGATGTAAGGGCATTAAGGGCACTAGAAGTGATTCTAGCAAGCACAGGAGCTAAGTAGTCAAGTAAGTCTTTAATGACATTACCTAAGTTCTTAAGTCCATTTCTGAATCCATCATTGTCAACACCCTGTCTTGTGAGTTTCACAAAGTTTGAGAAGAAGTCAAACACAGAAGAAATTAACTTGGATGCAACTTCAATTATAGGTGTCTTTTTGATTAGAAAATCAAGTGTTTTGACTAGCTCTTCTGCAAAACCTCTAATAGATGTAACTACTGTAGTTGCATAGGAAGCATACTTACTATCACCTGTCAGTGTTTTTAGTACATCTGACATACCTTTAAGGAACTCAGCTAGTCCTTTTACAGCACCACTACTTACAGCAAGATTTTGTATATTAGTGATAACCTCAATGGTGTTAGTGATAGCATCTAAGATACCTCCACCTACAAGCTCTCTACCAATATCAACCCAAGAAGTTAAATACTTGATATAAGCATTACCAGCATCACTCACAAAACGACCAATAGCACTTCCTGACTCATTGAAGAGGTTAATCAGTGATTGCATGAAGCCTTGGAAGTTCTTCATCACATTACCATCAAGGCTAGAAGTGAAGTCTTTACCAAACTTCTCCATAGACTTGATGAGTTGATCACCAAACATAAGGGTGATAGCTCTTGAGAACTTATTGATATTCTCAATGCCTGTACCAATAGCATCTCCAAGCTTTCTTACATAGCCTTCAAACTTTTCACTTCCAACAAGATCTGTGATGTTCTTGATGAAGTCTCTTGTAGCTACATATACCTTGTTAAGTGCACCAGGAGAAGAATTACCATCCTCATCTACCTTATCAAACACAAGAAGGTTTGACAGGGTTTCTTTTAAGTTCTCAATAGCTTGCTTAGGAGTAAGGATAGATGTAACTAGACTTTGGAACTTAGGACTGTTACCAACTTCTTTGATAACATCTAAGTACTCATTAGCAGTGATACCCTTCTTCTGAGTAGCTTCAATGATAGAACTATAACCCTTAGACTGAGCAAGAGCTAAGAGTCGTTTGTTTACTTCAGATGCACCAAGAGCAGAGAATCTTTCTCTAGTGAACTTGAAGTCTTGTTGGTTAAGATAACCATTAGCAAGCATTTGAGCTGTTTGCTCTCCTGCTGTTTTAAGACCTTGCACAGGGTTGGCTGTTTGTGCAATAAGTCCTGCAAAGGCTTTTACAATATCCTCAGAGTCTTTACGGTTATAAGCATAGTAAGTTGATGCTTGGTTGAGCAAGTCAGAAGCATCATACACAGAAGCTTTACCATAGTCTCCTAGTCTCTTAAGAGATTTATTTACATCCTTTTCATTAAAGCCTAGAGATGACATGTTGACCCGATAGATCTGCATAGCATCCCCTACTTTTTGTGACTCAGAGACCATTCCAGCAACACCTTGTCTAAGGGTAGTCACAGCAGATGTAATGATCCCCTGGAAGCCACTAGTGAGCTTTCCATTGACTAATGATGTAAATGACTTCTGTACATTTAAAAGCTCAGATGAGACTGATCTGAGACCACTGAGCATGGTTTTAGCAGGATTGATAGCCCCTAGCTTAATCATGTTTGATGTCAGACTAGTAAGTGCTCTATTAGCTATAGACATAGCAGATCCTACGTTTTTCCAAGACTCAGCTAAGTTAGTGACCTCTACTGCTTGACTTTTTACCTTGCTACTTCCACCAACACTAGATCCTGATGCCTTGCTCACAAGAGCATTTACATTATTGATCTGTCTTTGGATATCAGAAGTATCAATATTGAGCTTTAAATTAATAGAGGGCAGGTTATCAGACCTGCCCATCTTCTTAATCATACGTTCAATATCAAGCACAGTCGCTTTCATGTTATTCAATAATTTTGTCTTAGCCTCAATATCGTTAAGACCATTAATTGTAACACTTATAGTACGTACTGACATTAAAACTCTCCTACTTAAGCTACATCCTCAATGTTTCTACGGATTTCATAGAAGTTACCATTTTCATCACGGCTTACAGTGAATGTCAATGACAAAGTGATTTCTCCATCTGTACCGAACTCTCTTGAGTTTTCTGTAATAAGAACATTGTTGAATACATAGTATTCTCTAATTCCTCTTGTGTTTTCAACCATTTGAGTAACACGGAAGTGAGTATTTCTCAAACGTTTGTCATTAGCTACAATAAGCTCAACATCACGCTCAGCATTGTAAGTCACAAGAAGTTTTTCACCAATGTACATTGGGTTCACAAGAACTGTACCACGACTCAATCCATGATGTGTTTGAGTAAGAGCGATAAACTCATCATCCTCAAGACCTACACCAGCAGAGATTGGCATTGATGAAAGGTAAGTACAATCACAGCGGTCAGAAGAGATAATGATTGTATTACAATCTTCATAGTACAAGTCAGGAATCACAAGTGATCCATATTCTTTACCATCTACTTCAATTCGTTCTACTGTGAAGCTGTCTGTCACAGGAATACCACTTGTAAGCTTCTTAGACATAGATTGAAGTGGGTTCAACCAGTAGTCATTACAAGAAGTTGTAGTAGCTGTGATTTCTTTAGTGATCTCAATTTGTGATTTATCATATTGACGACCAAAACATCTAGCATCTGTAGTAGGTACTGAAATGTTATGTGTGAATGAAGTCAAACATGAAAGCAACACATTAGAGAATTTACGCAACTCAGCACGATCATTAACGATCATTGGAGATGAAAGACCAATTTGACCATCAAAGTCATCTGTACCTGTGTAAGTAACTTCATAAGAGATTACTACACCGTGGTCAGAAGGTTTCCATCCATTACCTGTTTGAGTCATTGCTTTTGTATCAGCAAGGTCAATGGTACGGAGTACGAATCCAGGTGCATGAGTTTCAAAGTTGTATGTGTACACGTATGAGTTAGCTTGAGCAAGATCTGTAAAGTCTGCTACAGCTACTTTAAGTTGGTAAGTACCAGCTTTAGGAACGTTTACATATACCATGTTGAAACCAAGTGCATAGTCATCAGCATCTGAACGTACTTGGTAGTTTACCTTGATAGCTTTATCTACAGCTTTCACATAAAGTGTACCTGTGTTGAAGCATTTCAAAGGTGTACAGTTGAGTTGATCTTCAGGCACATCCTTACGTACATATTGTACTAAAGTACCAGTAGGAATTTGTACTTGTTTGTTAGCTTTCCAGCGAACACAAGGACGGATTTCCTCATTGATAGCAACAATAATTTTATTGTCTTTATCTTGGGTATTGTAACCGTACATAGGATGAGACATATCTACAAAACAGTTAGACATTTATTTCTCCTTTTTCTTGTTATCAGCTTGCACTGAAGGTTTTGGTTTATTAGCTTCTTCAACCATGTGTTCACGGACACGTGCCATTGCTTGAAGCTCAAGGCGACTACCGTGACGGTTTGCAATCTCATTACGAGACATGAAGAACTCATCTACATTTAGTGGTTTTTCCACAGCCATGTTCTCTCTCCTTCTTAACATGTATATATTGATAAGGTAGCAGGGAATGAGAACATTTCAACCTCATCTACAAGCTCATTAGAGAAGTCTAATGGACATCCCACATCAAGCACTTTAGCATTGATAGGTAAGTACCAATTATCCAATGAAGCTACATCCTGAGCGAATGTCTTTCTCTGTATACCTTTAGGGGTTTTAACTTGATGAACCAACATATTTTTTATTTGACAGTGCACTTCTTCTCTATACTCAAGTTTACCCTCAGGAGTGTTCTCAATACATACCCTACCAGTAGGGGGAGACACAGATGAGTAATATACAGAGAATGTAACATAGAATCTAGGAAAGCACTTAGAAGAATTATCACAAGAAACATCTATTGCCAAGAATGGAAACTCAGCTCCTTGGTTAAGTTGAAAGTGCTCAGTAGTTCCTACGTGTTGGTTGAATTGCACATCAAAGTTATCATAACGTTTTCTAGGGTCTAGCTCTTCGGAATGGTCAGGTTGAATGAAGTAATCTAGAACACCAGCTCCATACATCTGAAGCCATTTCTTAATGTTTATATATATTGCACTATTCATTTCTGTAGCCTCTTAGGAATCTTAACAGCCAATCTACTTTCAGCTCTTTCTCTATATGCAGTCACAGCAGACTTATCGCTCTGAGTTAGAATAGCTGTACCTGATCCCCGTCTACCTGAAGGGTGCTTAGCAGAGTACTGACCTACTCCACCTTTAACAAGTTCTCCTTCTCCTACATTTAGGAAACCTTCCATAAGGAAGTCAAATGGAGGATAATTAGGATAGCCTCTCTCAACATAAACTTTGGTATAGTATCTAACTTTACCTCTCTTAGTAGGAGGGAAGTCATTACGATCACTATATACCTCAAAGCCATCACTGACTTTTCTTATTTTAACTGAGTTTACCATTCTACCTGTTTGCTTAGAAGCAATAGCCTTAGCTTCCAAAGTACCAGTAAGAACAAAGTTGGTAAACTCTTCCACAAACTCAGTACCTTTCCAGTCGTGAATATCAGTCGTGGTCACGAGTAATCACCCCCTGTAATTGTTTGATATAAGGGGCACACTCAAGTACTTTCTGTTCACTCTCACGTGGAGACAGTCTTTCACCTGTCATCTTTATATCCCAGCACCCAGGCATAATCTCATACGTGCGACATGCTACTACTTTCCAAAATAGATAACCAGCATCCTCAGGACATTCCCAATAATTACACTTGGTAGATATTCTTTGCAGGATATAATAACCATGCTTAATATCAAAGTCACAAGAATGGTGTTGGTTGTATAGTGAAAAGTAGAAAGTCTCTAGTTGTCTAGATCCTTCAAGAGTGTGAGTTGTAGTCGCATCACTCTCAGAACCCCTAGATGTAGGCATATGGTCTACACAGTATAAATGCTCAACCTCTTCCCACAAGCACTTCATTACCTGCCTAGAGTTCTCATCATAAGTAGGTGTTGCTGTACCTTGTCTTAACACAAGGATCTCTCTATTAGTTCTAGGTAATGGCATATACTACCTCCTAGTCGTCAAGGTGATCTAAATGTAAGTTAGGATCTACATTTGACTCAGGAGCATCTTCTGTAGGTTTTGGCTCTTCAGGAATATGAAACTCAGTCTCTTCTACATTTCTTACATAGGTAGCCTCAGTGTTATCAGGTACTTCAGAGAAAGTATTTCTGATTACACCTTCCTTATCTGTGTATCTTAAGTTAGTTAGATACTTACCTAAGATGTCATCCACAGGATAGGTTTTACCTTGTTCAAAGATATAGAGCCTTCCACTGTAGTAAGTTCTATACACAGTTCTATAAGTTTCTACTCCACTAATTGAGCGACCAGTACCACACTTGGAACAGCCATAAGAGCGTTGCTCTCTAGCATACTCTCCATTGTATCTTACTTGCATTCTTTTCTTCTCCCAATAGCTAAGTACATATTTTCTGTGTAAACTTTCTTACACAGTGATAGTGAACTAAGTGTCTTAAGTGCCCATGTGTTGATAAGCTTCACATAGAATGTATCTAGGCTTGTCTTATCCACAGTCCATTTACGAACAATGTAGTCTACTGATTTTTGCTCTAGGACAGCTCCTACAGCAAGTCTATCCATGTTAGCACACTCATCAAGTGTACCACATTTATTTTGGTAAGCTACAAATATATTCATGAAGTGACACATTGCTTCAAAGATGCAGTCAGGTAGGTTGTTAGATGTATACCCAGCTTCATAGTCAAGAATGATCTTGTACTCAGCCTCACAGGAGCAAGGGTCACAGCATCTACAACATGGACTCAACTCTTCAGTTACGTTGATTAGAATAGTTCCATCAACAAAAGACCAGTTGTACTTATCAGGAGTAATTTCATACTCCTCACGCTCTAGACCTTTTCTCTTGTGCATATATACCTTAAGCGTTGAAGGATCAAAACCTTTAAAGTAGTAAGGCTTGATCTCAACCATTGCATCACATCCACAGATCTCAAAGTCTTTGACTTCAATCACTTCATGTCTTCTAGCTCTTAATATAGTATCACATTCACCATCAGTCCAACAGAACAGCCTAGCAAGGACACGGAGAAAGCTCTCCATGTACCGTTGCATAGTTGCTCCATCATCACAGTCAAAACAGCCACACCTATCTTGAAGCTTCTGTGTAATCTTCATTAACTCCAATTCAGGTTGCATATCTTAACTCCTTATTTTGCAGGGATAGTAGCCATAGGGAATGGATTGAGACCTGTAAGAAGACCTTGGATACGTTCAAATACCACAGCAGGGCAAGTTTGATCCAATGGAATGTTGGCAATCAACAAGTGAGAGATAGGTGAGTTAGTATGTACCAAACCGAAGTTTTCGTACTTGTCACAGATCACTTCACATCCTGGTTTAGAAGTATCTTCTGTACGTTGTGTGTAGATAGAAGATTGTGGTACGAACAAGTCATATTGAGTCAATGCTTCAACTCTAGACAAGTCAATCACATAAGCTTCACCAGTCATGGTCTTTTCAAGGTCATAAGGCAAGTGGTAAGATACACCGAATGGAATACCACGGAATGAGATAGACTCACCATTTACAGACCATCCTTGAGGAAGTTTACCATCTTTACCAGGAACGATTTCAGATTTGATTCCACGAAGTGTAAGTGGGTGAACATAGATCTTGTAACGTGCAGATTGGTTGTTCAATACATCTAGGTAGCAAGCTACTTGACGGAAAGCACCAATGATAGATCCTGAAGCATCAATAGGAGTAACCCCTGGGTGAGACATCATTTCAGCCACACCTGCGAATGGACGAAGACCTTGACCTTGGAAGTTCAACATACCTTGAACGATATGACGTTGAACGATAAAGGCAAATGTGTACCAAGCCATGAATTGTTCAGCTTCTTCATAAGACATACCCAAACGTTGGAAGATATTAATAAGATCTCCTTGTTTGAAGTGCATTTTGTCTTTCATCAAGCGGTCAAGACGTGTTTCACAGTCTTTGAAACAGAGGTAACGTACAGGAGTAGCATCACCAGTTGCTTGCATAGTGAATTTCTCAGTGAAACAGCAGGCATCTGAAGTATCATTAGCAAAGTCAGGAGCTTTAGTACCCCAAGTGATACCTTCCATGATCCAGTCACCATTTTTAGCTTTGCGCAAAGCTCCAAAAGATGATTGTTCAAAACGTTTAAGGATATCGTTTACCAACTCATCATCCATACCAACTTCACGAAGTGAAGGTTGAGCTTTAGACCAGTCACGTGAGATACCGAAAGGAATCTTACCATCTTCATTAGTGAAGTTTTCTTTGTTAGCTAGTTGAGCTTTAGTACGCTCATACAAGTTATCAATAGCTTCACCAAGCAAAATATCAAAATTTACTTTAGTCAATTTATTGTCCTCCAAAACGAACACGTCCAAAACGGTTCTTAGGTTGTTCTTCTTCTACTTTAGAAGCTTTCTCTACCACAGGGTTTGCTTTGTCAAGCAACACAGCTAGTTTAGAAAGTTGTCCTTCTACAACACTTTCATTAGCTTCTTTTTCTGCAATAATAGCATCTTTAGTAGCAATTTCAGCTTTAAGAGCTTCATTTTCAGCAGTCAATGCCTCAATAGCTTCAATAGCTTGTGCCAATGCTTGAGACTCTTCTGATTTAGCCTCTTCTTCTTTAGGCTCTTCAGTAGCTTCCTCTACCTTTTCTTCAGCTTCTTCAGCTTTAGGCTCTTCTTCAACCACAGGAGCTTCTTCAAGGACTTCATCCTCTTTAACTTCCTCAGGTTCTACTTGAGCAGAAAGGTGAGCAAGTACTTTTTCAAGAATTTCTTTATTCTTCAAGTGTTCTTCCTCATTTCTTACTAGTAAGGATGGATCATATCCACCACTCTTAGCATTACCAGGATTCCCCACAAAGGAGAAGCCAGTAATCTCTACCTTATCTGTGATAGGTACATCAATATCACCGCCATGTTCCACATTATAAGCAATGAGTTTTGCATATTCTTCAATATCATCATCCCCAATATCTTTGTGATACCATAGGAACTCAGATGAGATTGCAAAAGGCTCATCTTGAAGGATAATATCCTTAACGTTGCTTAGTTGTGTATTAACATGAGGTTTAACCAGTAGATCATATCTACCATTGTCATCCTGAACCAATTTAAGGTCACTCTTTCTGAAATAACCTTCTCTAACAGGATAACTATTTAGATCTCTGTGACCAGTTGATACATAACCTTCAAAAGTTTCATCAATGCTATCATACCAGTTCTTGAGTGTACCCTTACATAAGTAAAGTCTAATAGTACCATCCTGATAGAGCACAGAACCTTCAGATAACAAGGTCATGTAACCTTCACTGTTTTCAACCTTATTCACAGATAGGCACTCTTTTTCAGTGCTTTCTTGGGATAAGTTCAAGATGTTATCAAGGCTATCTTTTCTTTCAAGGTAGTCATTGATCTCATTCATGATCTTTCCTGCAATCTGTGTCTTGATGTGCATTATTCAATAACCTCAAACAAATTATATTTAAGTTTTCTTACTTTCTTACCACCACATGAGGCACAGTAGGCATACTCATACTCAACCTTGTCTTGTTTGAGCCCTGCCTCAGTCTCAGGTGAGTAAGGTAGCTGTTCTGTTTGCTCCTTGAGACTAGCCAAGAGAACTTCATCAGTAGTTTCATACCAACCTTCGCTCTCTTGGTTGTCACCAGGATAAAATTCAAAGAACTTTCGTGAGTTTTGGATAATACCTTTATCATTCAAGAAACTTACTCTAGCAACTAGGTCACGCTTCAGGAATCTTGATACTCTAAATTTACTCACTACTCATCTACCTTCTTCTTTGTTTGTTTATCAGACTTTTCAGCCTCCACAGCTTTAACAGTTGTGCCTTCAGTGATAGAAGAAATAACTTCAGACTCTCTACCAAACTGTATTGCACGTACTTCACGCAAGTACTCTTGATAGGTTTGTCCTACGGTTTTTACTTCTGTCATTATTTATCTCCTGCATAAGTGATAGGGAAGCCATAACAGTCAAACTCAGTGTCTTTAAGCTTAACTTCTTCAAGTTCATAGTTAAATTCATACTTATCACCACAGCAATAAGTGAATGACTTGAACTTGTTTTCATCAACATCATAGTATTGAATCTGTTCATGCCCTACAACTACTCGTCTTACTTGAGCTAAGATTGTTTCAGCAAGAGGTGACTTGAAAGTTTTAGTTTCCCCTGCAACTTCAATCTTGAGGTTCATTTTAGGAACTTTAATAGTAGCCATTAAACGTGCTCCTTCCTTGCATAATTATATTCACATTATAACAAAAAGAGGTAGGGAGTCAACCCTACCACAACTAAATTAAAACTTGATGGTATCAATAACCTTAGCTGTACCATGCTCTAGCTTGTAATGGTTAATCAGATCCATAATAGCTTCCATTTCAAATGGGTCAAAAGTAGCATCAAAGTCATTGATGAACTCATCTTCCTTGATATGAACAGTACCACGAACTTCAGGCTTACCACCTTTACCTTTACCAATTACAAACCCTACAATGTAGTTTGCATAAATATGACCTGTAGATTGTTCCATAAGAGCACGTTGGTCAACCACAAATGTGTATACCTTCTCAGTCTTACCATCTCCAAGGTCTTGTTCAACTACCTTCACACGGTTATCAAAGGCAATTTCAACATTCACAGCGTATGATGTACGTGGAGTACGAAGCATATTACCTGATACCCCAATAGTAGGGATCTTTTGTGCTACGTTTTCTGTACCACCATTGATAAGAACCTCAGCATCAAGGTCAGTCAAGTCTGCATATTTACGTAGTGTGTACACAGGTTTTCCATTGCGTACATACTCAGGCATAATTTCTTTACGCTTAGTATCTAAGAATCCAAGTACATCACCAAGTACTTCAGTCATTTAATCTTCCTCCATGCCTGTACATATCCTTCAAGGAATTAGTACTAGGTTTATCTTTAGCTTCAATAGCCTTTTGTTGTTTTTCAGGTGTTAGGAGTTCATACTCATAAGGTTCAGGAACTCCCCAATCAGTAACATACTTCCCTTTAGACTCTTCATCAAGGTTAAGATAGTCATTGTAGCTCTTAAAGGCATTGTTATTGACTAGCTTAGCATAATACACAGTAACATCAGGGTAGTACATCTGATCTGCTACATAGTGGTAGTCCATTCTGTATTCTTTAACCACAGCAAGGACTTTTTCCTCTATGTCATCAAGGTTGATAGCTACCATGTCCTCATAAGCAAGTCCACGGTAGTCATCCTTCTCTTTTATCTTTCCATTAACCCAAGCCCAGTTATACCTTACTAGGTAACTAACCAGCTTGAAAAAATGATGGATTGTTCTCGATAATCTTTGTGCAAGTCTCAATCAATGAAGTATCAGTGATATATTGCATCAAATGATCAGGAATACCAAGAACAGTACCTACAAGCTTCTCACAAGCATCAATCACATCATCATCAAAGACTTCATAGACTTTAAGCAGATCATCCACAGTGTAGATCTCTGAGTCTCCATCTTCATTGAATTTTGTGAAGGCAATAGTAATGGTTGAAGCATAGTTACGTACCTTACGTGCAATTCGTGCTGTAATGAACTTCTGATCAGCATTTACAAATTGTTTATATGCTGTACCACCCATTACTCGCTCAGCAGTTGCAGGTGTTTCACTATTCACAGGAAGCCATAACTCCACTGTGTAGTTCTTAGGATCAATAGATTGAACCTTAGAAGGATCACCATTCACCACACTTGTGGTAGGTGTTTCAATAGCCACAGGTGCATCTGATTTAGTTGCATCAATAACTTTCTCCTGCATTTTAGCAAGCTCTTCAATAGACATAATCTTGTCTGACATTATATACTCCTTACACGATTAGGTTTTTAGCTAAGTAAGCCTCAGCCATCTTCTCATCAATACCTTTCAGTCTATCATAAACATCAAGGATATAAAGGTCATTATTGTAGTTGTAGCTGTTAGTGAACTCATAGCTATCAAACTTAATATGCTCTTCCAATCCAGTAGCTTGTTGAAGCAAGTGTACAATCTGACCAAGGAAGTGGTCTCGCATTGGAATGATTGTGTTCTTCATAGCGTTGTCAATGATACTGTAAGTACCAATGTTTGATACTGTCTTATTCAAGTCAAACAGTCTAGCTGGAACTCCAAACATCTGACAGATAATAGCTGGAACATACTGTGAAAGGTAGTCCAGGAAGTCAGTTGCTTTAGTATCACGCTCAAGCTGTTCTAGGTTTTGGAAGTTCCCTGAGTACACAATAGCATCATTGAACTCAGTCTCAGAAAGTTTCTCAGCAAAGGCGTTCATGTCCTCAACAATCTTCTGAGTACGTTCTGCCTTAGCAGTTCTACCCATGTCAAGTAGCTCTCCACTAGAGAAAGCAGATCCTTGCTCTACACTTTCCTCAATCTGCTCTTCCAAAGTATCTTTAGCCTGTAAAGCAATAGTACCAATACCATTTCTTGAGATATCATAGTTCATACGGTTAAGGATGTTTAGGATAAGCTCAACACGCTTTCTATCCTTAAGCAATGGACTCATACAGAATACCTGTGATGTATCTAGTCTGACACAAGCGAACTCATCACTAGTAACTACCATTACATCATTCTTGTACTTTTCAGGGTCTTTGAGGATTTCTTTGATGTCATCCTCTGAGTAGTCAGTTGCTACTCTAGGGTTTCCTGTTTTCTGTACATAAGGAGTTCTGTAGTAGTCACTCTTCTTGATAAGGTAAGTCAAGTTTTGTCTTAACACAGGCATCTTAGGGTAGTCAATAACACAAGCAAGGATATCCTTAGGGTGAATCCCTACAAGACCATCTTTTGTGGCAAGAATACCATAGTAACCATATTTTCTATATCCTTTAGCTACCTGCTTAAGTACATCATAGTTTCTTTGACCATTAAAGTTATGACCATAGAGGTACTTTCTAAGCTCCTCATCTTTCTCAAAACTATCTGTAGTAAGGTAGTTTGTGAACATGTAATTCACAATGTTATCAAGAACGTAATCAACATCAGGAAGGTCAAGAGCTAGTTGCTCAATCTCTTCTAGATTTTCATTGATAGATGTTCCTCTGAATCCTGTACTTGAATAGATCAACCTGTCCTTGTAGTCAGCAAGGAAGTGCCTATCCATTGCACATTGACCACCACAGTCATCTTTCTTACACTTTCCACAAGTCATTATGACCCTCCTAAGTAATAAAGCTCAGCCACATGGAGAGAGAGCAATACACTATCCAGTTCGTCAGGAGACTGTCTGAGTAGTTTCTTGATTTCTGCCTTAGGTCTGATCTTAACTTTTCTGTCCTCAGGTCTTTGAACCTCAGACACAAATGACATCTGCCTTGAAATAGCATCCCACACTTTTCTAACAAATGAAACCCTTTGTGCTTCCATCATACCTCTCAGCATTAGGTGCATTTCAGCCCTTCTGTTGAAAGCATATTCAGCACTTGGATCTTTACCAATGACTTTTATCTCAGTAGGTTTACCACCAAAGTTGATGTCATACACAGGGCATTTAAGCTGTCCTGACAACCTTCTCATCTTGAGAGGCTGTACAATGTGTGCTCCACCACCAGCATCTATGCCGATAGCTTTCACATTGAGTTGATTGGCAATGGTCACAATCTTATTGACAATTTCAATAGCTGTGACACCATCAATCCACTCTTTAGGCTTAATGTCCATTGTATCAATAGCTGTGAAGTGATTAGACTTGTCCACAGAGGAGATAGTAACCTGAATAGAGTCCGCACCTTTATAAGCACTATCCACTCCAAGGAAGAACTCCAAGCCCTCTGTTTTCATGTCAAAATCATCAAGAATATCAGGTGAGGCATCAAAGAATGAAGATCTCTCAGTAGGGAACTCACACAGAAGGTTTTCTCGAATAGAGTCTTCTGTAATTGTGAACTGAGATCTCATTAGCTCATCCTTGGTGTACCTGATGCTTCCCTCCTCCATTGCTGTAACCACATCCAGCCACATAACAAATTCATCATCAGCAAGATCCTCATTGGTCATGAAGTCATAAAAGCTATTCAATGACCGAGGGTTGGAGATTAAGTACATAATCAATTTACGACCATCATCTGATTCAAATTCCCTACGACCCATGTGACCAAGGGCAATAGGTGAGATGTCAGAAGCTTCATCCCCAAACATATTACCTCCACGACCAATAACGTGGATCTTAGATGGATCGGTATAGTTACTACCTGCGGATAGACCCTCTAACTTACCACCATTTCTGAATGTGAACCCTTCACTAGAGAATGATGATAAACCACGCTTTAGTCGCTTATCCACTGAAGTGACATCCTTTTCATCAAAGGATAACATAGCCTTCACATCAGGGTGAGCGTTCACTAGGATTTCCCTAGCATGCTGGATGATAATTCCTGAATACTCTTGTGTTGATCCTACAGCATAGCAGTTCTCACCTTCATAGGCAAAATGGTTTGACATAATGCCACAAAGGAATGACTTACCATACCGAGGAGTAGCCACACAGTATCCTGTTTTGAAGTCTCCACTAAGGAACGCTCCAAATTGCACAGCTTGAGACCACCATAGCTCTAAGTTAAACTCAGATAATGCTGTGGTGAACCCAAGCTTGTAATATTCTAATTCTTTTTCTAAACCAAACCTCTCACGAATGGTGTTTCGCTTAAAGTGTTTTGGTATTTTTCCCTTCACAGCATCTTTCAGTTGATCCTGTGGAGTTACTTGATCCAAAAGGATTGATAGCTTCTCCTTGTTGGATAAAACCTTACGCTTTTGAGTAAGTAACCCAACATCTGCATCTTGGATGTGCATAAACAGTATCTCCTCCTGTGTAATCAAGACTTTCTGAGATCTGAACTGAAGGAGCTACAGCCTGGAAGCTTTCATCCACAGGAATGGTCAAACCATCCATAGCCTTACAGATAGGGCATGTTCGCTTATCACCTACAGCGTTCCATGTTTTCATGAGCTGTTCACCTGTGATGTCTCCAAAGAGTTTAGCACTTTGCACAGAAGCTTTCTCAATTCCCATCTGTGTCTCACTTAAAGCAAGACGGTCAATGTTAGACCAATAGGACTGGAAGATATCTTCCTTGCTCTGAGTGTCCTTTTTTTCATTCACAAGCTTCTTAAGGTCTTTTACATGACCATCAAGAATCTCTCTCAGTCTTCCACGATTACTTCTCACAAAAGAAGAAGTATCTACACCATTTCTCAGGTTTATTAGATCCTGTGGATAGATATTGTACCCTAAGGCATCCAAGATGTAATCAATCTCATCTAGGAATGTCGAAGAGTACATATCCGCAAGGTAGTCAATGACAGCATCTTCAGCAGTCAAATAATCACCATCATAGATCACTGAGGATGCAAATGTCTCTAATAAAACCAAAAGATCAGGATAATAGCTATCAAAAACCTTATTTCTAGGGTTCTTCTTAGTCATTCATATCTCCAAACAACTCATCAAGCTTAGCTTTAGTATAATTCTTAAGCTCCTCAACACCATCCTTGGTATCGTGGTTGACATTGACAGTAGTTTGAGTTGCTTTACCCTCAATACGGTCAGCCCACTCCTTACGCTCATAGTTATCTTCAAAACTAGCCATAATTTGAAGCATAGCATTTTTAGCCACAGGAGTTGCAGGAGGAATTGAGTTATAAACCTCAAAACCAATCTTACCCACAAGAACTTCATCTACGTCTACTAGCCCCCAACGCATTTGATAAAGCTTCAGTGAGTCCTCATCCAAGAGACTGAGTTCTCGCATTGTTTCAGAGTAAAGTTTACCAGTTCTAGCCATACTAGCAAACCTCCAAAATTTGATATACACCCTATAGGGCTTGAACCTATAACCGCACGCTTAGAAGGCGTGTGCTCTATCCAGTTGAGCTAAGGAT